CAGTAGAGCTTGCCGTCAGGTCCTGGAGCGATGTCTGTCCACTTGGTACTGTCAGACAAACTCACACCCATGTTAGTACGCTGGGCTGTTCCGGAAGCCGGGTCAATGATGAGAATGTCCCCTGCGTCGTACGGCGCGCAGTAGAGCTTGCCGTCAAGTCCTAAAGCGATGCCTGACCACTTGCCAGAGCCAAACAAATCCACACCCATGTTCGTACGCTGGGCGGTTCCCGTCGCAGGATCAATGATGAGAATGTCCNCTGCGTTGTACGGCGCGCAGTANAGCTTGCCGTCAGGTCCTAGAGTGATGCCACGCCACTTTAAACCGCCAGACAAATCCACACCCATGTTCGTACGCTGGGCGGTTCCCGTCGCAGGATCAATGATGAGAATGTCCGTTGCGTTGGACGGCGCGCAGTANAGCTTGCCGTCGGGACCAGCGGCGATGCCAAACCACTTGCCAGAGCCAGACAAATCCACACCCATGTTCGTACGCTGGGCGGTTCCCGTCGCAGGATCAATGATGAGAATATCCCCTGCGTTGTACGGCGCGCAGTATAGCTTGCCGTCAGGTCCTGGAGCGATGCCTCCCCACTTAAAAGTGCCAGACAAATTCACGCCCATGTTCGTACGCTGGGCCGTCGCCATTCACGTCACCCCGCAATAGCTTCCAGCCACTGCAACCAGTGCCGCAGATCCGTCCGCAGAATCGGCTCCGTTACAGGAGAAAACGTAACCTTCACCCAGACAGGCACGGGCGTCTTATAGTCACCGTCAGGCAGTTGCAGTGTCGTCTGGTAGGCCCCAGGCTGGCCGTTTTGGTCCAGGGCGTAGTGGATCTGCACATCGTCGTCCGTGTTCAGGGCCGAAATCTGCACGTTGCTGTACGTGCGCTGGAAGTTGTCGCTGTACAGGTACAGCTTCCGCTCAACACTCCCACCCTCGGCGGGGCCTTCGTAAGTATCAGGCGACCCAAGAGTGGGGCTGATGTCGTCCCGCACAAGGAGTGAAACCGTTTCATCGAAGTACATGCGAATAGCCATTCCAGAACCCTCCCGAAAAGGCGGAGGGGCCTTACTCGGCCCCTCCGTCCTCCTGCTTGGGCGGCTCCTCAGACGCCTCGAAGATCCACAACCCGTACCCGCTGTGGCCGCGTAGGAAAGCCGCCACCTTCGGGTCGTCCGTGGNGAACTCGCCGTTGACAAACTCCACACGGGGGCCGTCAGGCTGTGCGTTGATAACCAAGCCCAACCGCGGGCTGTGGAAGACGTACCGCTTGCGCTTCGCCAAAACAATCCCTCCCAAAAAGGAAGGAGGGGCCTTGTCGGCCCCTCCTTGTTACGCAGCGTTGTGCAGCACGGCGTGGGTCTTTTCCAACCGCACCGCCAAGCCAACCTCGGTGATGTACTCGTCCCGCCAACCGTCCTCGTCCGGAAGCTGGATGTTGGTCCTGAGCGTGGTGTCCCGGCCATTCAGCGGGCGGTACTCGATGTAGTCCATGTCCACGCCGAAAGCCAACCCCTGATACTCCTTCTCCAGCGTCCTAGACGGCACGATGTACAAGTCGCCGTGGAACGACTTGTACAGCTTGAGCCGGACCCCATACGTATCTTCGCCGCTACGGGTTTCAATCCGATCACGGGCAAACTTGTTGATGATGGACCCCACACGGTAGGAGCAGACGAGGAGTTTGCGCTGAGAGCCGTGTTGGAACAGCATTTCGCAAAACTCCTCAAACTTGTCTTCGGTGAGGTTGTTGCCCGCGTCGTAGTGCTTGGTCTTGATGAACTGAAGCAAGCCGCCGGTCATCCGCCGCTTGTTCAACACGTCCTCCTTGCGCTCGCCAAACAGCAGCGCGCGCTCGATGTCCAGGCGGTGCTCCAGAGCCTGATCCCGACGCAGACGAGCGCGCTCCGTCTCGCTGGTCCTCAGCGACTCCCGCTCGCTGGTCATGGACTGGTCAAACGGGCGACGGAAGATCTGCGTGTAGTTGTACTCCTTCACAGGCTGGGCGACTTTGGGTTCAGGCGCACGGCTGAACTCCTCCATCGCGTTGCCCAACCTCAGAAGCCAGTCGTTGTCATTAATGGCCGCAGGCGTGGTCACGCCGTAACCACGAACAACAGAGACAGTCTTCGTCGCCTCGTCAACCGCCGTGACGAACATCACCTCGCCCGTGCGCGGGACCTTGATGATGTCCCTGGTCCGGAAGATAGTGGGGTCGTCCACGACGATCTGATTCGCGNTGGCATCCACACCGCCGTCCGCCTGGGTCCACCATGCACCCGGCTCAGAGTCGTACCAGTAGAACTCTGCCGTCCTGGTGGGGCGCTTCCTTGCCCGCATGAGGATGACCAGGAACGGGTTCGCATCAGGAATGAGGCGTGCGATCTCCTTGGAAACGTCAATGTCCCTGCGGTCACGGTCAATCCCGAAAGTGGTAACGGGAGAGTTGGACGCAGGAGTGGAAAGTCCGTAATCGAACTCACCAGCCATTGTTCAGTTGCACCTCCGCTTAAGTTCTGTGGCCTTAGCGGAGCGCAACAAAACCCCACAAGTCGTTTGGCCTGTGTGGTTGCTGTTTCTGTTTGACGCTCCGCCTTAGCCGAAGATTCCTTGTGGTTGCCCTGGGTCGCCGAAAATCTGCCGCTTGATGACCTCCTCCGGGCTGGGTTGCGCCTGTTGCCTGCTGGCGTTCCCAGCCGTGGGAGCAGGCATCTGAGCGGCCTTCTTCACAGTGTTCATCGCTTGCTGAATCGCCGCAGTCTGCGGCACCTGCTGCTGGACGGTCTGCGCCTTGCGGGCCTTAGCGGCCAGGTACGCAAGCTCAAGACCGCCAGACTGCATGGCGAGCACAGGCTGCTCCTTGATGACTTCGAACATGTCTCGCCGGTACTCGTCAAAGTCCTGGTACTTGGACTTGAGCGAGTTGATTTGCCCCTGGAAGTGCTCCCGAAGCTGGGCCTGCATGTAATGCTGGTACATTGGGCCGAGAAGCTGGCCCAACGCCTGACCAATCACCTGGCCCTCCTGCTCAAGGAGCCTCCGCGCCACACGCTCCGCGAGCTGCTCCACGACCTTCGGCCCTTCGGATTCCAGCTTGTCCAGGAACTCGTCAGGGCTCATGGCGGGCTCAAGCTCTCGGAGCTTCTGTGCAGGGTGCTGTGCAGCGGGCTGCTGATAGCCCTGCACCGCCTGCGTCTGCTGGAGGTAGGCCAAGAGCTGCTGGTACTGCTGCTGCAACGTACCAAGCTGCTGGCCCTGCTCCCCGAGCTTGCGCTGAAGCTCCTCGTAACCGCGCTCCAGGTCCTCCGGGGTCTGGTACTTGCCTGCCCACAGCTTCTGCCCAGGGTGTCCCTGCTGCTGTGCCCCCACATCCGTGTCCGGGTGTCCCTTATCGGGGCCGTCCTGCGGATGTGTGTCCACAGTCTCCGGGGCCTGGTCCGGCTGAGTCTCGGGCGTATGCGGGGCGTCTCCCGTTTCGGGGACCCCAGCAACGTCCTCATCGCTCAAGCCGAAAATGTGCTGCACCTTGTCAGGCACGTTAGCCCTCCTTAATCCTGTCGAGCCTGCGCTCGACGAATTGTTTGACCTGCTCAAAAGCCTTCATGCGCCCTTGAGAGCGCCCGACTTCGAGCAGGTCATTGAAACTACGGGAGGCCAGGTCATTGGCCTCCCGTCGAATCCACTCATCAAGAACCCTTGCCAGCACGGGCCAGCCGTCGTGCATTGCCAGCCGAGCCAGCTTCTCATCCTCTTCCCGTGTGGTCAGAGTACTCACAGCATGCTACCTCCTGAAATCGGCTGTCCTGTCGGGCCGTAGAGAACAGGCTGTTGCGGCTGCTGCGGTTGTCTACGGCCCGAATTCTGTTGGCGCTCTGGCACCCGCCCAGCCACAATCTGCTCATGCAACATCTGCTGTAACGCCATCTGCGCCATCTGCTGTTCGACAACCTCACGCGGCAGGAGCAAGCGCTCGACATTCCTCACGTCGAATGACTGGATAAGCATCTTTGTCAACTCGTAGCGGTCGATGTACGGGTTCTGAGCCGCCAGNGCCATGAGTTGGATCAACTGCTGGCGGCGCAGTTCCTTGTTGGCCGCAGGGTCCACGTTGGAACCGCTGGGCAGGTAGTCACGCTCGCCAATTAAATCCCCAGGTTCCACCATCACCCACTTCATACTGGCGTCCTCGCCAAAGAGGCGAACGACCCTGCCCTGGTCAAGGAACTGCTGGTTGTTTAGGTCCATCAACATAGCTAGACGCTTAATGCCTAGTTCCTCAAAGAGCATGATCTTGACATCAAACCGAATACCGGCAGAGGAGCTTTTGGTCACAACCTCCGTAGCCGTCTCCTGGCGGGTCGGGTCTGCACCGCGCACCACGGGCGGCACGCNGAGAGCATTTTCCATGTCTCTTTCAATGACGTTGCCCTCAATGTAAGCNGAGGAGGGNACATCNGANAACGCNATCTCCGTCACGTCNTCCGGNTGGTCCACGTAGATAATGCCGTGTGGCTTGCTGACAAGCTCCGACTCGTCAATGTCGGCTCCACGCCGCACCTTCCACATGCGGTTTAGGATCATGCTGGCGTTATCAATACGCTGGTTCCGCTGAGTGTTCAGTTCCGCTTGCAAGTGCTGGATAATCTCCACAGCACTCATGCCGTAGAACTCGTTAGGCAACGGCTCGAAGCTGGCGACCACGTAGGGTTTCTTACCGTGCTTCCAGTACGGTTCTGACCCTCGTATGCCAGTTCGCAGCGGTTGATGAGCATGGCGTAGCGCTGGTCTTCCCAATAGTGNAGGACCTCGTAGGTCAGNCCAATGCGTACACCCTTCTCGTCGGCCCAAAAGCCGTCGGTAGTCTCGGGCGCGAGTCCTACGGCGCTCATGCGCTCATAACGCCCGTCCTGGATGTTGGAAACAGAATGGACCTTCTCCCAGTCAATGGGAAACACACGTCCGAGACCTGCTTCTTCGAGCACGGCCAGCTTTTGCTCAATTTGCTCTCTTGACAACCACTCCCGCTGAAAAACAAATCTGCAGGAATCAATGTCATATCCTCTCGGATCAGGCCAAAAGTCAAAGTAATCCACGACCTGAATCTCGTTGTCGTCCCACACACGCTCCGAAATCTCCTGGTACTCTACAACAAACTCGGGCTGCGC